GCAATGGAAAATCAAATTGTGGAGCCTTCATGTTGTTGGATGATTGTATGTATGACAACAAGTTCTTGAAGGATACCTGTATTCGTCAGTGTTTCATGAATGGTCGACACTGGAAGATCTTCTTCATGTTGACGATGCAATACTGTATGGATCTACCTCCAGCACTCCGAGCCAACGTCGACTACGTTTTCCTTCTTAGAGAGAATATTCTTCAGAACAGGGAAAAGTTGTACAAGTCATTCTTCGGAATCTTCCCATCCTTCGACATGTTCAACAAGGTGATGGATGCCTGTACAGAAAACTATGAGTGTCTCGTATTGGACAATACAGTCAAGTCCAACAGGATCCAGGATTGTGTGTTCTGGTACAAGGCGAGTATTCGTAAAAATTTCCGAGTCGGTGGTCCTGATCTATGGGCGGCACACAAAAAGATGTACAATCCCAAGTACATGTCTCAACAAGAAGGTGATGCGAAGAAGGCGGGTAAAAAGACGGCGTTGACCATCACGAAGAAGAAATAATCAGGCTGCGTGTTTCTCTTTTGTAAAAAACATAGAACACTATTAAATGACGGACATCCGTACTATGAATTTATCCGACAATGGTGACAACGGTATGGTGTCGTTGAACCCTTCGACGTCATTTGTTTCGCAGAATTCCGAGGAAAAAAATGTCAGTGAAAATAAAGTTACCATGGACTCCACACCGATTGCCGAACTCATGGGACAACCCGAGGCTGTTGAACAGCAGATGATGCCTGCTCAGATGCCCATGCAACAAATGCAGATGATGGCTCAGGCTCCCGCCCCACAACCCGTGATGACCGAACCCGTCAAGGCTCCCGAGTCCAAGAACCCCTTCAACCTGACTGACCAGCAGATGCAGGCTCTTCTCGTTTCCGCTTGTACGGCTGCGGCGATTAGCACACCCGTGCAAGAGAAGCTTGCGACTATGGTTCCTCAATTTCTCAACGACGCTGGTCGTCGTAGCCTCATCGGCCTCGGTGCGACCGGTCTCATCGCCGCCATTCTTTTCCACATCAGCCAGAGCTACGTGCTCAAGGCTTAGGGTACCTGTTCCCACCCCATGTTACTGTAGATCGACTTGTCTACGCCCAACATGTATGTAAGCACCGCACCAACTATGAACGCGGCTAGAAATAAGAGACTCACTTCCAAACTCTTTTTTCTATCCTTGCCATAATCCTTAATCTGCCCCTTCAGGGTCTTGACCACACGCGTCAGACCTTCCACAAGAATGAAGGCGATGATTGTCGACGAAAAGAAGAAACCCTTATCCACAGCCAATTGGGGTACCTGACCTACGATGAGACGGAGTGCATTGGGGATGACGATGGTCATCAGTGTAATGTTCGCCCAGTAATCCCTAGTATACATGGGTACCATGGGTAAAGCAAATACGAGAACCCACATGATGATCGCCGTGGCGACTGTCGCGACGGGTGTTTTCATTTGATGTATGCATAGATTATTTATCCTGGACGTGCATACCACAGAATGGTGTTTCGTTGGGGATGGGTTCGTAGATGTTCAAACGGACACAGATGGCTTTGAGTTTGTTGTACTTGTCCCAATACTTTTCTGAGTGATCGTACTCATCAACCATACAGTGAGTAAGTTCGTGAATCAGGACATGGAAAATTTCATTCACTTCACCGTCGATGCACAGACCAATCTCAGCACCCTTATTGAGATTGTAGCCAACTGTACCACGAAGTCCGTAGTGGGCAGTGATGGGGATACAGTGTTTGAGTTTCTGAAACTCTGTACCGTCGACATTGTTTCTCAGAATTTCGTAGCGTTCCCTGACGATTCGTAATTTTTCAGGTTCAAACGTCGACATGTAGATGTAGATATTAATAATGAGTAACGCTACGACGACTATCATTTTCTATATGTAAATATAAATTTGCTGTAGAGCTCCGATATATGACTGCCTGTCAGGTTTTCCCACAGTGTCAACGTAAACCCACACGACTCTAAACTTTGGATGAGGTGGTCTCTATAGGCGACTGGTTCAGACTTTGGTCCATCGGCATAATAGGGTGTATCGACGAGATTGACAAATAATTTTTCACCAAATCCACCATTGCCGTGTTCTTTCAGTTTGAAAAAGTTTCCCATGTCGTCATGAAGTGGTGTCTTCATAATTATTTTTTCAGAATCCGGAATGATCCCAAAAAGTTTTCCTCCGGGTTTGACTCTCTTTTTTATTTCACGGATGGATTCAAAAAACTTTTTTTCGGATTCGAAAATGTAGTGCAAAGAAAAATTGAAACATACCAAATCAAATTTTCTGTTTGGACAATCGAAAATATCTCCTTGATAAAAGTTGACTCGCATTTTCAAATTCTTTGCTCGAGACCGAGCTTCTTGGAGAGATGTCTCATCTGGATCGCACATGTTTATGTTTGCCCCAGCATGTCTCCATTTTTGAAGATCACCTCCACACCCACACCCAACATCCAAAATGGTGTCACCTTCACGAGTCACTGATTGGATCAGTTCCTTCTTGAAGGTGTTATGAGCCCGTCGGATCTCTTCCATGGTCTTATATAGGTGGTATTATTTAACCCACTTAAGTGGGAAAAGGCTTAAAGTTTTACACACTACTATAGACATAATGGCTTCTCTCGAGCAAGATTACACTACTGTTCCCGGTCAGATCTACGCATGCCTTTCCATCGTGGGCCCCGAGTGCCCTCAGAAGAATGACAAGTTTGGTATTAAGATCCGAGGGTGCTTCAACACCCGTGGTGAGGCGGAGAGCCATGCGAAGCGTCTTCAGAAGGAGGATGCCACCTTCGACATCTACGTCGTAGACATGTACAAGTGGCTACTGATTCCCCCCGATGCCGATAAGATCGACGACGTACACTACACGAACGACAAGCTGGAAGAACTCATGCAGGGCTACAAGGAGAACCAGGCGATGGCGGTCAAGATGTTCGAGGAGCGTAAGCGTGACATGATGAACACTGATAACCACCTGAAGCCCGGTGACGAAAACTCCAAGTACTACAACAAGCCCGATGAACCCCCTATCAGCCATCCAGCCGAGGTTCTCGAGCGTCTTCAGAAGGAGGAGCCCGATACGCCCATGGAGGAGTTGGTCAAGAAGGCTGACGACATCGTCGCTGCAGAGATCAAGGAGCGACAGGCGAAGCGTGAGGCGGATGCCAAGCTGGAGACGGTCAGTGAATAATTAAAAAAATATACATACATGGTAAGAATGTTCAGTGTGTTGTTGAATATCATCACACTGATCATCGTTTTCTTCGTGGCGTACTTCTTTTTCACATCACCTGAAAATGTCAAAAAGAAGATGAACACAGCGTCTGAGGTTTTAGCGGCACAATTGAAGGACCCAGTGGTCACGAGTCGTGCGTATTTTACTGAGCGGAAGAATGGGTCGACTGGATCCTTCGTCGGTAACTTTCCTTGGGACGAAAAAGAATGGATCTACGGGTACCCACTTAGCCAGGCCTGAGGATCACGGGCTGCATGGTCTTACCCATGAAGAATCCCAAAAGAAAAACGACAAAGCCGACAATCCATGTCGTCTTATCAACCTGTGAAAAGAAGTCAACCTTGGGCTGCTCGGGGGGTTGCTGATACATGTGAGGAGGCATCATCATCATAGGGGGTTGTTGGTAATAGTCTTGTTCGGGTTCACGCTCCTGTTCGGGGTCATGAACATCTTTATTGAATTCGATGGGGTTGCCGATGTCTGCTTCCATATCTAAAAATACCTTTCATTTTTTTAAGCGTGAAATTCCTCATCTTCGTCATCGTCATCATCGACGACGAAGTCCTTGAGATTTCCATTTTCATCAGCATCTTCATCCTCATCATCCGTGAAGTCATCCTCAGAACCATGTTCCTCGTCAGTGTCTATGTCACTATCATCGAGGTTACTGTCGTAATCATCCTCGGCGTAATCATCTTCCACTTCTTCCTGTGGCGTGTACACTTCGGGCTTCTTGATGCGACGTCCGGATCTAGAAATCATCGCTTCTACTATAGTCTACTGTTTAAGTATTTAGGATGAAACGCGGCGTCGACGTTCATGAGCTGTTGTTCAGCGTAATACCCTATTTGTTTAACGAGTTCGTGTATATCTTCCTGGTATTCGCTCATTATTCCAACGTTCTCCAGGTGTTCTAAGGCTGTATAAAGAAAGGGCGTCGCAGTTTCTGGTGTTCCGATATGTTTTTTAAACATTGATATGTTCGTGATAAAGGCATAAAAACTATCTGGATCCAACCCTGAATAGTTATACGCCCTTTTCACGAGTTCATCAATTTCGTCGGTTTTAACGGATCGTCTTGTGAGTAACCTTGTCAAGTAGGCCGACGCCACCAAGAGTACACTTGACATCTTATTTTGTGTCCGGAAATAAAATCTCTTTGGATTTCTTGTTTAGGAGAAACCTCCTGGGTTTCCCAGTGCATTTGGAACACATAAAGTCGATGCCTGACTTGTCAACCGTAAAGTGGCATTCGGCTCCATGTTTCATGTCACAGTCTGTGTCTGTCACGTTGATGGTATACTTGTTCCTGTTCTTGGTGATGGATTGCACAGTCGTTGGTCTGATACAGTTATTGATGTAGGTGTTCATGACCTTGACAGCTTCAGATGTCTTAATCTTTTGTTTGGGAGGGGGTGTTGACGTTCGACTGGGTAATGGTGTATCATCATAGAACTTGTTGATGATCTTATCCGTCAAACGATGTTCTCTTCCCCTGAAGTCTGCACAGAAACCGTGTCGACGACCTATGATCGTCTCACAGTCACAAAAACATTTCTGTGAGATCGAACCCCCGACCATGTGGAACCAAACATGATTGGAATTGTGAGATCTTCCCAGGTTTTCACAATACTTCGATGTCGTCGAGATCAAAAACTGTTTCTTATGTGTGAAAATCTTCGTGACTCTCGCATCCTCCTGACCTTCCATATTCTTCCGGATGAAGGTTTCCAGATAAGCGACAGCTTCAGAATCTTTAAACTCATCCTTCATCTGAGCTTGTGAGAACGACCCTTCCTTCTTCTTCTGTCCGTCGAGTTGGCGAATAGTGACAACGTCCTTGGCATCTGTTCGGACCATCGTATCCCTGAGTATATCGATCGATGGTTCCTGGGGAATCTTCTTCATGATACACATCACGGGTCCATAAACATACCTGAACAAGGGTACATAGGGCGATTCTGTAATCTTGCCCACCTGTTCACAAGCTGCACATCCCTGGCCATTACAGTCGATGTGCTTACCCTTCTTGTAGGACCATGGAATCCTGAAACCACTCCCCTTGTAGACGGAACGGTCGACAACCTTGTCCCATTCCACCTGTTTGAATACGGACGTCAATGTCGCGATGACATGATCACGGATGTTCAAGGCACCTTCTTGATTAACGACGAACCCCGGCCAGTTCAAGTGTACACCGGTTTTGACGAGATTGTTATCCGTCTTCTTCGGTCTGGCGACACACACGACACAGTCTCGACCACCCAGAGTCTTTACCTTGTCACAGATGACACGACAGATCTTCTCTACACGTTCGAGTTCGAGGGCATCTTCATCTTTGTAGTCGATGTCCAAAAAGAAGTTATAGGTTGGTGTCTTCTGCTCCACCAGATACATCTTTTCTTTGTTCTTCACGGCTTCCACGTATTGTTCACAGAATTCGTCAAGCTTGTTGAATGGAATGGAAAGAACCCCACCATCCATGAGGACATGTGACGTTGCTTTCGCATTGTTGAATTTGTTCTTCGAGCACCAACTCTTGAACATACTTACTCTGGTATAGAGGTATTCTTTTAATCGTCTTGTTGACAATCGTATAGGATCGATCGCATACACGATACGTCTGCATGTTCTTTCTGGTCTTCACTTAAGTTCTTTTTAATAACAAGAAGTTCGTAGACTGTTTTGTCCTTTACAGCTTCAACGTATTGTTCGGCACGACGTTCAGTGTATGCTTTGTTATCAATAAGAAGATCTCTGATCTGCTTCAAGATGTAAGTCTTTGACTTCATTCTATTTTATACTGAAGGTTTTTCTATTAAGTGAAGTCACACACGAATAGAATTCGGGGTTTTGTATGACATTATGTACGATGAGGTCCCAACGTTTACGGGTGTTAAACTCTTCGAGAGTATCGAAGCTCATGAAATCATTTTCATCGTAGGTTTTCTTGATGGGTTCTTTGTTAATTTTTTTTAGATTCGTCTTTGTCTTTTCGTCATTAAACTTTTTGATCAGTTGTTGTTGATCGGTCCGCTTATAGTTGACGAAGAAGACGTAGACATTATAAACTAATTCTACCGTCGGACTCTCCCTGTGTATAAAACTAAACTCTGTATACTCCCCCTTCTTCAATGAGACAACACCCCGTGTCTCCTCTTCAAGCTCTCTGAGGGCACACCTCAATGGATTATAGATTTCCCGTCGTCGACATCCCCCCGTGACAAAAATCCAATCCTTAAATCTACGATCTCGTACGGTCAGAAACCGTGGTCGATCGTCTTCAAATGTGACTGGAATAGCGATCGCTTTGTATTTCTTCATTGCTCATTTAGCAAGTTATAATAAGCGAATATGTTTATTCCTCCTTTTTCTCCTCAGTCTCAGGCTTTTTCTCCGCGGGAGGCTCCACGGGTTCGATCGTCAGGTTCTTCATGAGGTTCATCGAAAAGGTCTTCACGGCATAGACATCCTCCTTCGTCTTCTTCATATCATTGAACATGTAGGCCATCACACCCAAACAAATGATGACACCGGCAATGAGCATCGTTTCACGGTCAAGAGCAAACATCTTATGTGTAATAGATGTGCATTTCTTTTAAGCAGAAATAATTGCACCCATCTTCGTTTTACCCTTCTGGGTACAGGCATCATCACCACCGATAAACTGAAGGCGTTGGAAACGTTCAGCTTCACATTGTTCTTGTTTGGGCTGGACCTCTACGATTTTTTCGAGTGTCCTGGACTTGGGATCGTACGTGAGTACGAAAACGGCTCCTAGTAAAAAGACAATCAACCAGAAGTTCATTTTACTAGTAGTAAATATTATGTTACGGTACGGACAATTAGTTAGAGTACATCAAACCACCCATACCATTTTCGACACGGAGAATGTTATAATTGACCGCGTAAATGGTATCCTTGAAGCTCGTCGTCTCACTGACAATGCGAGCCGAATCAAGGCGGGAGAAGTTGAGGGACCCCGTGGGCTGGAGCTTGGACGTGTCCAGGCAGAAGGGGAAGGTGTACAGCGAAGGATCCGCCTTAGCGTTGGGGGAATGGTAGTAGGACGTCGCCGACGTGTAGTGGGGATCGATGAACTTGAAGTCAGTCACATCGGTACCGTTGATCTGGAGCTTGACACGGTTGGCCGCCGTGTTGACACTGTCAGCAGCGACGTTGCTCGCGGCGAGGAACTTCACGGGGTGGTTGAAGTTCAATTCCTGAGTACGACCGAGGGACGCCAGGGACTTTTGGACCTGGGTAATCAGGATCGCACGAGGATCACGGGCAAGAAGCTCACGCTCATCGGTGTCTAGGTAGATGTAGTTGGCGTGGCACTCGACGCGGCGGACCGAGCTGTCGACGTTGGCGTGGGACTTCCACCGGATCCGGAGTTCGACATCGTGGTACTGGAGAGCCACGAGGGGAAGGGCCGACTGCCAGTTCTCACAGAAGGAGAAGCGGAGAGGGTAGAACTTGGCGGCGGTGGAGCCATCATAGAGCTCACCCGCGACGGACTTGGCGAGACCGGTCGCGAAAAGGTTGGGGGCGATGTTGTTCGTGAAGAAGGCATCCTGGTCATCGATGACCTGGCCACCGACGAGGAGCTCAACCTTGTCGATCATGGTCGACCAGTCGAGGGCCTCGCAGGCGTTGGAGGCGTTGTTGATCGAGGTGAAGTAGGTGTAGCCAAGGAGATCACCCTTACGCTCGAAGCGAACGGTGGACATACCACCCTGGGAGAGAGCACCCTGAATGACCTGACGCTCGACAGTTTGGGAAAAGTTCGTGTGGCGACGGTAGGTGGAACGGAAGAAGCTCACCTCGGGATCACCGACGAGGTGGGCATCCTGAGCACCGACAGCGACAAGTTGGGCAATACCACCAGACATTTTATATTATATGGAGACTTTATTTTTAAGCTTGGGCGAAT